TGTAGCCGCCAACCGCTCGCGGGATTCGCGCAACACCATGGACACCAAGGAGTTCGAGGGCGGTACGTTGTATGTGACCACCGCCGGCTCGGCCGCCAATTTGTCGGAGCTGTCAGCGCGCTACGTGTACGGCGACGAGATCGACCGCTGGGAGGTGGACATCGGCGAGGAGGGTGATCCTATCGAGCTGGCGGAAACCCGAGGCAGTACTTTTGGTCGCAATGCCAAGTTTTACTTCTCCAGCTCGCCGACAATCAAGGGTGCCTCCAGAATCTCTGACCTGTTCGACGGCAGTGACCAGCGTCATTACTACGTACCGTGCCCGTATTGTGGTCATATGCAGGTGCTTGAATGGGAAAACCTTCTCTATTCGGCCGACTTCAGCGTAGTGCATTACAAGTGCGCGGCGTCCGGGATGGACTGTGACGTGCTCATCGATGAGTACCACAAGGGTGAAATGCTCGCCAAAGGCGAATGGCGTGCCCATGCCGAGGGCGACGGAGAGACAGTCGGCTTTCACCTCAACGCGCTGTATTCGCCACTGGGCTGGATGGACTGGAAATCACTCGCCAAACAATTTGAGAAAGCCAAGAAGGCTCAGGCCAAAGGCGACCTGGAGCCCATGCAGGTGTTTTACAACACCCGTCTGGCGAAGGTCTGGGACGCAGCCCAAGAGCAAACCAAAGCCGATGTGCTGAGGCAACGCGCTCGGTTGGAAAGCTACGGTCTGGGGTCGATGCCGGCCGGTGTGCTGATGTTGACCGGCGCCGTTGACGTCCAGGCCAACCGCCTGGAGTTCATGGTGATGGGCTGGGGCGTCGGGATGGAGCGTTGGATTGTCGACTTCCAGGTCGTGCCAGGCGACCCCGCAGATGAGCGCACCTGGGCCGCCTTGGACGAATTGCTCAAGGTTAAATATCGCCATCCGTGCGGTGTGGGCCTGGGCATTCTTGCTACGGCTGTCGACTCTGGCGGTCATCACACCGATGAGGTCTACCAGTTCTGCCGTGTTCGCCGCTGGCGAAACGTGTTCGCCATCAAGGGCGCGAGCAAGCCGGGCCGGCCTGTTATCGCCCAGCGGCCTTCAATGGTCGACGTGACCTGGAAGGGCCAGACCGAACGTAACGGCGCCGAGCTGTGGTTTGTCGGCACCGACACGGCGAAGGACTGGATTTACAACCGCTATCCGTTCGAATCGGGACCGGGTGCATTGCACTTTGCCAATGACCTGCCGGATGACTTCTTCGACCAATGCGTTGCGGAGCGCAAGGTCGCGCGCTACGTGCGCGGCCACAAGCGCATCGAGTGGGTCAAGGGTAAGGCCGAGCGCAACGAAGCACTCGACCTGATGGTGTACTGCCTGGCCATGGCGCATTACCTGGGCCTCAACCGTTACAAGGAACACGACTGGGAGCGGGTGCGTCAGTCGCTGGCGCAATCCGGTCTGTTCGACGAAGCCCTGGGGATCAAACCCATTCAAGGCGAACGCGTCAGCACTACCGGTCAAACAGCTCCGGCTGCTGCACCGCAATCAACACGACAACTCGCCGCTCCGGTTGTGCACTCGCGACCCGCAACACCACCTCAACGCCGCAGCTCCAGCAGCGGTTACCTGAAGAGACGCTGATATGTCATTTACCCAGAAGCACCTCGACGCAGTTGAGGCGGCGATCGCTCGCGGTGAAAAAACCGTGCGCTATGCGGACCGTACCGTGGAGTACCGCACGGTTGATGAATTGCTCAAGGCTCGTGAAGAGATCCGCACGTCGTTGGTCAATGCCGCCGGGCCGCGTTCACGCGTGGTCCGACTGTGCCATGGAGGCAAAGGACTCTAATGGCTCGCCACTATCCGACGCTAACCCGTAACGGATTCGTGTTGCCGTCGAACATCAAGGCCAGTTACGAAGGCGCCGGGGAGGGCCGACGATCTGCTGGCTGGGATGCTCCCGACAACGGGATCAACAGCATCAACACTCCGGCACTGCGTAACCTGCGGTCGCGTTCCCGGGCAGCGGTTCGCAATGACCCGTATGCCTTTAACGTGATCGACAAGCGCGTCAGTAACTTGATCGGTACCGGCATCACGCCGAGACCGAAAACTGACGACGAAGCCCTGCGCAAGTTGCTGCAGGTGCTTTGGGAGGACTGGGTTGATGAGTCGGACGCCGATGAGCGCACCGATTTCTACGGCCAGCAGGCGTTGGCGGCTCGAACGGTTGAGACCTCGGGCGAATGCTTTGTTCGGCTGCGACCTCGAGGTCTGGATGAAGGTCTCGCGGTTCCGTTGCAGCTCCAGATTCTGGCCCCGGAGTTCGTGCCGCATGACAAGTTCGAAACAACCAAAGCCGGCAACATTATCCGCGCCGGGATCGAGTTCACTCCTGGTGGCAAGCGGGTGGCGTACTGGATGTATCTGGCGCATCCGCGTGATGCGTCGTCGCTGAACGCCGGTTTCAACCAGCTAGTGCGGGTGCCGGCCTCGCAGGTGTTGCACATCTTTGAGCCGGTCGAGCCAGGCCAGCTGCGCGGCGTGCCTCGATTGTCACCGGTGCTCAAGCGCCTGCGCAGTCTCGACAATTACGACGACGCGGTGTTGTTCCGCCAGGAAGTGGCCAACCTGTTTGCCGGTTTTATCAGCCGGCCGGCACCCGACTCCGGCCCCATACCCAGGGATCCGGTCACCGGCCAACCATTGAGCCTCGATCACGACGGCTTCACGCCGATGGTCGCGCTGGAGCCCGGCACCATGCAGGAGTTGGGTCCCGGTGAGGAAGTCGAATTCTCCAAGCCGCCGGATGCGGGCAACAACTATCCGGACTTCATGCGGCAGCAACTGATGGCGGCGGCTGCAGGCACCGGGACGCCTTACGAGATCCTCACCGGCGACATGCGCGAAGTCAACGACCGGGCGTTACGCGTGGTGCTCAACGAGTTTCGGCGCCGTCTGGAGCAACTGCAGTTTGGTGTGTACGTGCACCAGCTGTGTCGTCCGGTACGGGCGGCCTGGATGGACATGGCGGTCCTTTCGGGGGCCTTGGCGTTGGCTGACTACGCACAACGGCGCCGCGAATACCTGCGTACCCGTTGGGTGCCACAAGGCTGGGCATATATTCAGCCAGTGCAGGACGTCCAGGCCCGGCGGATGGAAGTGCAGGCCGGGTTCGGTTCGCGCAGTGAAATGTGTTTGCGCACCGGCTACGACGCCGAAACGGTTGACGCGGAGAACGCGGCCGATCTGGCCCGGGCCACAAAGCTGGGCCTCAATTACAACACTCTCGACGCCGTCGTTTCCATCGACGACAAGGAGCAACCATGAGCAAAAAAGCGCGACCGCGCATTTACAATCGCGCAGGTAAGCGAGTGCAGGTGCAGGACAAAACCTGGTATGCGCTGCAAGCCAGCGGTGAAGCCTCCGAGCGAGTAATCGAAGTTTTCGTTTATGGCGAGATCGGCACCTGGGGCATCACCGCCAATCAGTTCGTGCAGGATCTGCGCGCCATGGACGACGGCGCCTCGCCGGTGATTGCGGCTTTCAATAGCATCGGCGGCGACCTGTTCGACGGCCTGGCCATGCACAACGCGCTGTCGCGTCTGGGCGAGCGTTGCACCGGTCGGATTGATGCGTTGGCGGCCAGTGCAGCCAGCGTGGCCGTGTGTGGTGCGCACCGGGTGGTAATCGCTTCCAATGCCATGTTGATGATTCACAACCCATGGACCTATGCCGCAGGTGATGCCGAAGACTTCCGCAAGGTGGCTGACGTGCTCGACCAGACCATGGAAGCGATCATTGCGGCGTACAAGGCAAAAGCGCCGGACATTGACGAGGTCGAGCTGCGGCGGCTGGTCGCCGCTGAAACCTGGCTCACCGCCAATGAAGCGGTCGCACTGGGTTTGGCCGACGAAGTCGGAGATGGCGTCAAGGTCAAGGCCTGTCTCGGCCAGGGCGCGGTGCTGCAGCGTTACCAGCATGCACCAGCCGAGTTGGTGGCCCAACTTGATGCTCCCGAGGAGCCGGATCCGGACAATGAGCCTGAAGACACGCCGCCGACGCCGCCCGTGGTCGACTCGACCAAATTGGCACTGATGATCACCCAGCGTTGCGCTGAGGCGGGGATCAGCAACCTGGTCGCGCCACTGCTCAGCTCGACCAAGCTTGAAAGCGAAGAAATCGTGCAGGCGGGTTTAACGCGCGCTAAGGCCGTGAATGACCTGTGCGTTGCAGCGCGATTGCCTGAATTCAGTGCCGAGTATGTCGCTGCTGGTTTGGATTCCGCGGCGGTTCGGGCGCGCTTGTTCGACAAGATCGTCGGCAGCGGCAAGGGTTTTGAAATCGACAATAGCGTGCCGCTGGACAACGACCCGGCGCCGAAGGTGCTGGCCAAACAACCTGATCCCACCTCGATCTGGGCTGCTCGACAAGCCGCTCAATCTGGAACTGCGCACGGCGCGAAAGGAGCAAGATCATGACCATTAAAAAAGAACCGATCCACGCCGGTGAGTTCCTGCTGTCCGAAGGCAATGGAAACATCTCGCGGGAAACGATCAACGTTGCTGCCGGCCCTGCGCTGTATCCGGGCCAGATCCTCGGCCTGGTGACGGCCTCCGGCAACTTTGCGCCTTACTCTGCGGACGCTGAAGACGGCAGCGAAACGGCTGTCGCTATCCTCTTCGGCCCGCTGGGCGAGTCCGATGTCGTGCGCCGTGGACGCGCTGTGGTGCGACAGGCGGAAGTCAGCGAAGCGCATCTGACCGGGCTCGACCTCGCTGCGGAGACGGCGCTGGCCAGTCACTTTCTGATCGTTCGCTAAGACGATCAGCCCATTTTATGCACCCCGCCTTGAGCGGGGTTTTTCATTTCTGGAGAGCACCCATGGCCGATATCGCCATTTTTGACGACGAAGCGTTTACTGTTACCGCGCTGACTGCTGCACTGAACGATCAGCCTTATTTGCCAGGGCGCATCAGTGCTTTGGGTCTGTTTCGTGAAGAAGGGGTCACTACCTTAACCGTGCAGATCGAAAAGGACGGCGACACTCTGGCGCTGGTGCCTGCCGGTGAGCGCGGTAGCTCAGGACTGGTGGTCGCGGCCAGCAAGCGCAACCTGATCCCGTTCAACACCGTCCACTTGCCGGAACGCTTCACCATCAAGGCCGACGAGATTCAGAGCATCCGTGCCTTCGGTACCCGCACCGAGTTGCAGGCGGTGCAGGACGTGGTCAATGCCCGCCTGGCCAAAGCGCGTCGCCAGTTAGATGCGACCCATGAATTCCAACGCATGGGCGCACTCAATGGCCTGATCCTCGATGCCGATGGGCAGACGCCGCTGTTGAATCTCTATGATCGCTTTGGTGTGCAGCGTCAGAAACTGCCCATGGGGTTGGCGGACCCAACCACAGAGCTGCGGGTTAAATGCGGTGAAGCGCTGGATATGCAAGAAGATGCGCTCGGCAGTGTGACCAGCACCGGTTCCCGCGCCTTCTGCGGCAAGAACTTTTGGAACAAGCTGATTGTTCACGAGTCGGTCACAGAGACCTACCTCAACAGTCAGCAAGCAGCGGCCTTGCGCGGTGACGCTCGAGAAAGCTTCGAGTTCGGCGGAATTGTCTGGGAACGCTACCGTGGCAAAGTCGCCGGCGTGTCGTTTGTCCATGACGACAAGGCGCTCCTGATACCCGAGGGGGTACCGGATTTGTACATCTCTGTATTCGCACCGGCTGACTACATGGAAACGGTCAACACCCAGGGCATTCCGTACTACAGCATGATCGAGCCACTGCCGTTCAACAAAGGTATGGCCGGCGAAGCCCAATCCAACCCGTTGCACCTGTGCACTCGGCCTCGTGCGCAGATCCTCTTGGAACTCTGACCATGAGCT